TGTAAAGGCTCAGGATTGGCCAGGAGCAGATGAACTTTCAGAACGTCTGCGGAAAACTATTCCACCCCAGTTCCTAAACCCTGAAGATCAGCAGAAAGCTGGACCCCCGGCTGTTCCGCCTCAAGTGGTTCAACAAATGCAACAAGCACTTCAACAACTACAACAAGAAAATACACAACTTAAACTTGATAAGACTCTGGAATTTAAGAAACTAGAGATTCAGTCTTATGAAGCTACGACAAAACGTATTTCGGCACTTAATCAAGATCAGGGTAAAGAAACTCCAGATGATCTTGGTGCCCTAAACACACTGCTATCTAACGCTGCTAAAGTTGATGAACAAGATATTCAACGTGCTCAATTGGAGCATGGTATGGTTATGGATCATGCCAAACTTGGTCTTGAACATCAAAAATTGCAAGTGCAACAACAACAACATGAAGCCGCAAATGAACTGGCTCATCGACAAATTTCGGCACGACCCACACCAACTGCTCAGTCTGGTGGGACGACAAAAAAGCCGCAATCAGGTAGAGCAATCGGTTAAAGGACCGCAAAGACTGTATGAGTGAGACTCAAGTTACGACTGAAGTTCAATTTGAAGATGCTGATGATCTTGACGCTTTTTCAGATGGTTTCTATGGTAAGAAATCCGCTGAATCTACTGAAACCAAAGTAGAGGCGGCACAAGGTGATAGTTCTTCAACTACAGTCGATACGCAAGCTCAAAATGATGATGAACAGGATGAAGCCGAACTTCATGAAGAAATTCCTGAAAAACCTAAGCGAAAGACTGTTCAAGATAGAATTGATGAAGTAGTACGACAACGTGAAGAACAAAAGCGAGAGTCCCAAGCTGCAATAGCTAAACTCCAGCAAGAAATCGACGCGTTAAAGAAAGGGCCGACAACTCAAGAAGTTGTTTCTCCAGAAGAGCCGACACCAGATGCTATTAAAGATGATGGTTCTCCGGTTTATGCTCTTGGAGAATTTGATCCTCAGTATATTCGAGACCTGACTAAATTTACTCTTCAACAAGAAAGAGTAAAGGTTCAGGCGGAGATGGCTGAAACTCAACGACAATCCGTGGTTCAACAAGAACAACAAACTCTACAAACTTCATGGAATGATAAAGTCGCAACAGCTACACAAGAATATCCAGACTTTGTTGAAAAAGGTCAGGAGATGCTTGCTAATTTTACCGACTTGGATCAAAACTATGCAGGTTATTTGACTAATGTTCTTATGTCTATGGAGAAGGGGCCAGAGGTTCTGTACTACTTGTCTAATCATCCTGAAGAAGCGATTTCAATTGTAAACAGTGGTGCTCAAAGAGCGACCCTCGCACTGGGTCGGATTGAGTCTCGTTTTCTTCAGAATGAACAACAAGCTCCAAAGATAAAAGTTACCCAAGCTGCTCCGCCTCCCGTTGCACGGGCTCGTGGAACTAATGGTGCTTTTATTGCGGTAGCTCCCGATACGGATGATCTGGAGGCTTTTGAAAAGGAATTTTTTAAACCTCGAAGATACTAACATCCTTTTTCACTCATAAAGGAGTAATTGTCTATGACTACTGGTGGCGCTAATGTCACGGTTGATCAGGCAAAACTGGTTCTTAACTCGTTTGCTGCGATCTTCCAAAATAACTTGACTTCTGCTGAACTTGTAAGTTGGCGGAAGTTTGAAAATGAAATGAATGACCGAAATGCCTTGACTGTTGTTGAGCAAGTCGTTCCTCGCTATTTGGTTACTCGCACCACGAGTGGTGTTAATAACCTGAGCACGAACGATGTGCAAAATACTGTGTTTGGTTCGGAACAATTCAAAATTCAAGATGTGTTTGGTTCGTCTATGGGTTGGGGCGACTTCGTGAAGATTCGCGATGTTGGTGCTGCTCGTGAGAGTGAAGCCCTTCGTGGTGCAGCTCTAAATCTTGCCGAACAAATTGATGCGTACATCCTTGCCTTCGTCGTCGAAGCTTCTAACAACTGGCTTGGTACTGCTGGTGATCCTATTTCTCAATGGAATGATATCGCCCAGGGTTACACACGCCTGAAGGAAGAAGGTGTTGAGGACACGGATTTCCGAGCTGTCCTGTCTTATTATGACAAGCAAGCTCTAGGAGCTGGTATCGTTAACCAACAAGGCATTGGTGCGTCCTTTGCTGCTGCTGGTAACGCGTCGCTTCCTGGTATCGCTGAAGGAGTTTACCGTAAAGGTTTTGCGGGGGATATTGGTGGTATTCCCACTATGTTTACCCAACAACTCCCTACCCTGGTTCTTGGTTCACGGAACACCGCTGACACGGCTATGAATGGTGCTAATCAGTATTCTGATTATGCATCAGTTGCTGTTAGCCCTGCTCCTGGTCAGTATATGACTCAAACTGTGAATCTTACTATTGGTGTTGGTACGGAAACCCTGAAGGATGGCGAAGTCTTCACTATTGCCAATGTGTATGCCTGGGATAACCGTTTGCAAGCCGCTCTTCCGCATTTGCAGCAATTCCGAGTGCTCGGTAATTACACTGCGACTGCTGGGGCTGTAGCTAATGTTCGTATCTTTCCCGCGATTATCGTGCAGAATGCCAGCCCCTCGGGTTCGGACTTCAACACGATCTCGAACAACACCGCTCACGCGACTGTTGACTCGATCCCGGGTGCGACTGCTGCACTCACCTTTATTGGTGCTGCCGCAGCTTCGGTTCGTCCGCGAGTTATCACGTCTAAGGATGCAGTAGTGATTAACACGGCTGATCTGATCATGCCGGCTACTGGTATTGGTTCTCGTAAGGCGTTGACCAAGGTTCCGCTTAGTGTTCGCATGTGGCAGAATTCTGTGTTCAATACTGGTGAACACCAAGTTCGATTTGATGTGGCTCTTTCGGCTAATGTGGTTGATCGTCGTAGGATCGTCCGTATTAACGGCGGTTCTGGGGCTGATCAATAATAATCTAAATAGGGGGAGGGTCTTTATTTTGATCCTCCTCCACATTTCTTTAGGAGAAGCTCATGGCTGCGGCCACAAATAACTACACTTTGCATCCACAAGATGGATGGGTGGAGATTGCTGCTAGTGGTGTTACCAGCTTTCTCCGTCTTAGTAAATTCCCTTATCACGTACCTGTTTTTCTTGCTTTCGGATCAGTTACCCCGAGTCTTAATCCAACGAACGCTACGGGTTCTGTAACCTTTAGTACTGGTGTCCCTAGTGCTAACCAAACGGTTACGATTGGTTCTGAGGTGTACACCTTTGTTGCTTCCGGTGCTACTGGTAAACAAGTTAATATTGGTGGTACTAATCTTATTACCGCTACTAATTTCACCGCTGTCGTTAATGCTCAATCAGCGATTGTTACTGCGGCTGATGTTAGCGGAGTAGTTACTTTGACTGCTATTGACACCGGACCAATTGGTAATTATGCACTCGCAACGAACGGGACAAATGTTTCTGTTAGTGGTTCTGTACTTACTGGAGGTGCCCTGATGAATGCAGGTTTTCGTTGGGATTGTGCAAAAACTTTCTTCCAAGGTGCTATATCTGGGAATGTTTATGCTCGTATCTCTAATAATTCTAATGGTGATGTAAAAGTTTCGGTGTTTCAAAACTAAAATGACTGGTACACTTGTCACAAGTATTATTAATGATGCACTTCGGGAAACTAATCTGATTCCCCTTGGTGTTGTACCCACAACTAATCAACAAAATGAAGCGTTTGGGAAATTGGTTACTATTGTTGCAAGCGTACTTGGTAATGAAATGGGTGAAAATCTTAATCCTTTCCCTTTGGGAACCTTGGATATCAACTCACCCGCAGGATACCCTTGGTGGTCTAATCAACTTCCAGGTAATCTTTTTGTTCAAACTAATATTCGTCTTATGTGCAATCTTACCGGCAATGGTTTTATTAACCTACATCCAATTCCTCATGATGGGGCTCGGATGGGCCTTGTTGATGTTGCCGGTAATTTTGCTACTAACACTCTTACAATTTATGGTAACGGCCGTCTTATCGAAGGCGCAAATGCTGTAACATATAACACAAGCGGAGAGACCCGGGAGTGGATGTACCGAGGTGATTTGGGTAATTGGGTTGTAGTTTATCCGATTACTCTTGATGGTGTAATGCCATGGGGACCAGAATTTGACGATATGTTTATCATTTTGTTGGCTATGCGCCTCAATCCTCGGTATGGGCAAGTTATGCATCCAGCTTCTGTTGAGATACTCAAAGAAACTAAATCAAGATTTACTGCAAGATACTCACAGAGTACTACTCAAATTGGTTCTGAAGATGCACTACTTTACACGACTAATTATTATCGTTTCTATGGGTCTAATCGACCACCTTACGGTGATCCTAACACAACCTTCTTATCGGGTTTCCCATTCTTTTAATGCCAATTTATCATTATAATAGACCAAGTGGAAAGTCAAATAAGTGGCCGGAACTTTTCTGGTCGCCTGAAGGTGAGTGCAAACTTTTCTATTCTATAAATGAAGTGCCTGAGAGTTGGTCAACTCAGAAACCTATCATAGTTTTTAATGAAGCTTCTGCACCTTTAAATCATGATGAACTCATTGCTGAGTTGGTAAAGCGAGATATCGAGATTAATCCCATTTGGGGCGATGCTCATATGAAAAGGATTTTAGACGGTGACATCAGTTCCACTCGGTAGAGGTGCTTATGAACGCCTTTATGCGGGTACACCTATTGTGGAATTGCTTAACCGTTGGTTAGAGGCTAATCCAGCTAATCTACGTGAAGGTACATCAGTACTTGCACGTCCGGGTACAACTGTCATTCAAGACACACTTAACGCAGGTACCTTCACTGGTTATGGGCCAATGAGGGGCAACTACACATTAAATGGACTATTCAATAATAATCTATTTGTAGTGTGTGGTTCTAATCTTTATATGTTAGAAGATAATGGTGACGGTACAATTACTACCACCCCAATTTCTGGGGTTATAAGTGGTACCGGATATCCTGAGGTGGCATGGCAAGCTGGTATCGGTTATCAACGTCTTTGGATTTCTGATGGTCAACTACTTCAATATTATGAAGGTCAATCAACAGCTTTCGGTACACTAACTAAAGTTGGCACTATTGTTAATGGCACTGACACATTTGAAGTTGGTGGTGTGTACTATACGTGGGGAACCACATTTAGTCCTAGTGATAATGGTTCAGCTGCTCATCCTTTTGTAGTTAACCCTACTAGTGTGTCTCTTGGACTAGCTCCATTAGATCAACTTGTCCTGGCAATTACATCAACTGGAACTGCTGGTTTAGATTATAGTTCTACAATTACTGGGCCAAACACGTTAGTTACTGCAGGTAATAATAGTGGTGTAAGCCCTGCAACATCATTAAAGATTTCAGCTTTACTCGCAGGTACTGGTGGCAATTCAATTGCTTTCACTATTACTGGTGGAACTGCATTAACTGTTTCAGGAACGGGTACACTAGCTAATGGTGGTCTTCAAGTTTTGCAAGGTTGTACAATGCCTGGGGGCGTTGCCCCTAATTCTCTTACACAAGTAAGTAGTTATGTGTTGGTGTCTCAGAGTCAAACACAAAAATTCTTTTGGGTTAATCCGGGGGCAGTAACAATTGATCCGCTTGATTTCGCCTCCAAAGAAAGTTCACCTGATCCAATTATCTGCATGAGAGCAGTTGGAGATCAGGTTCTAATTATGGGAAGTCGATCAACTGAGAACTGGTATGCTACAGGTAATCTTGCTGCTCCATTTGCCCCCATTGAGGGGCGTGTGTATGCGCGAGGTGTTGTTGCAGGAACACCAGTTGTGGTTAATGATAGTATTATTATTGTAGGAGAGGATGGGCGTGTGTACGCAATTGGTTACCAAATCGGTGATAATACAGATACAACCTGGGGTGTGAATAGAATTTCAAATAATGGTGTTGAGGAGCGTATTCGCTATCAACTTAGACGAGAAGATGGGTTAGTTGCATGACTAGAATTTCACATGAAGGCTTTGATCATTATGGCACAAATACTGCCTACATGCTTCAGGGACCATATGCTGACTTACAGGATGGTTTTGGTTCCCAATCTATTGGGGTACCATCTTATGGTGTTGCCAGTGGTCTTTATAGTTTATTTGTAGTTGCATTTTCACATTTTCCCTCACGTGGTCCTCGCCGTGTGTTACCCGGTACTCGTACTTCATTACTTCTTGCCTGCCGTTTCTCTATGTTGAATTTGCCGCAAGCAAGCGGTCCAAACGGTGTTGGCGGCATTGTTGCAACATTCTATGATAATAGTAATACTGAAATCTGCTATCTCGCTGTGGACACAACTGGTTCACTTTCAGTTTATAAATCTGATTTTACTGTACCTATTGCAACTACCCAAGGGCCAATTATTAAAGCATCTAACTGGCATCATATTGAACTGCAAGTTACTACAGGTGCAGCAGGAGCCTGTTCATTTGTTGTCCGCGTTGATAGTGCAACAGGCACAGACACACCAGTTATAAATGGAACTAATCTAACATTTAACACAACTACTCCAATTGCTCAGTATAGACTTGGGGGCACTGGTGGCGATGTAAATGGCAATGGTACCTGGCTTGATGATGTAATTATCAGTGATACTAATGGAACTGTTAATAATGGTTTTGAAGGTGATCAACGTGTAGCGACCCTTCTTCCAATTTCCTCTACGGCTGTTGATAATTGGACACCATCTTATCTCCATGAATTTGGTGCTGGAATTCTTTATAATATTAATGGTTCTGGGCACGGACCTGTTGGTTATTCGGCCCCATGGAGTACAACCACTGATCTTGGTGCAGGTGATTACACAATTGAAACATTCATAAGATTCCGCACACTACCTAGCGGATCAACCCAAGCAACTATTATGGGTAAATGGGACGCAACCAACAATCGTCGAAGTTGGCAGGTTGTTCTTTGTGGTCCAACTCTTAATAACGGTAATCTTATCTTCCAAATTAGTACAGACGGAACTGCTGGTACTGTGGTTCAGAAAATCGCGTACCCTTGGGTTCCTCTTACTGATATTTGGTATCATTTTGCTGTAGTTAGGGCTTCTTCTCAACTATTGCTATTTGTTAATGGGCAACAACTTGGTGTTGCAATTTCAGATAGTTCTACTTATTATGCCGGAACTGAACCGCTAGCTGTTGCTTGTCAGGTTGAAGGCACTAACACTATTATAGGTAACACTGATTTTCAGGGTTATCTCGATGAAACTCGTTTAACTGTTGGTTATGCTCGTTACACTTCAACCTTCACGCCTCCTACTGCAG